AACGCCACGCCCTATGGCTTCAGGTATAGTGTAGGCGCCAAGCGCTTCAAGTTCTCCTGGCAAACCAACCGCGCCTTTGACGGCACCGCGGCCAAGCGCTCTAAATGCCTCTGCAGCACGACCGATCTGTTTTCGATACGGCATCGTGCTGGCTTGCGGCGTCGGTGCTGCACGCCCGAACTGCATGGACACCTCGTCCATAGGCAGCATTTCTGTCGGCTCGGATTTGGCCGCAGCAGGCTTTCCGCCAAGATAGGCGTCTGGATCGAACGGCTCTTGCAGATATTTGTCTGGATCGAACTCGGCCATCACTGCACCTGAACGCCTTTGTCACGCAGCCTTTTGCGGATTTCCTCGGCACGCGGATGTGTCGGATTGGTCTGCAACCACTGCAGCGCACGCTGGTCTTCCGGCGAGACGCTAGGCTCTGGACGTGTCTGAACGCTTGGCTCTGAACGCGGCGGAGTTTTGAAAGCGTCTTCTGCTTCTTTTCTGCGACGCTCTGCGTTTTTCCGATAAACTTCTGGGAACGCATATCCATCAAGAAAATCGTCTTGATTGGATAAACCGCGATCCAACTGGTTTTTGGCCTTTCGCATGATGTCGTCGAAACTGTCCATAGGATTGACGACAGCACCAAAATTGCGGATTGCTTCGCTACCCGTAACAGCAAGACCGGAGTTGGCTCTAAACACCGCGTTACGGGCATTCATAATCATTTCGGCCAAATCCCGCGCTTCCGGCGACAAATTTTCTCGCGCCAAAATAGTGATATATTTTGCCAGCACGGTGTCGCTCATGGGCTCGCTGAGGAGCCTATAAAGCTGCTTGTCCTGCCATTCTTTTTTCAAACTCTCATTGCCGGATTGTTTGACGATCTTGAGCATGTCGTCGATGCTCGCCACGTTGGCGTCAAACCGATTGGCAACCGAGGTCGTCGGCGTAATCCGACCGCCTTCTTTCTTTTCAGCTTTCGGCGGCGGGACATACTGAATGTTGAACCCGGCGCCCGTGATGCGATCGCGCTCTTCCCGCGTTGCTCTGAACGGCTGGTTGTTGTTGAAGCCTTCGACGACAACGAACTGAGGATCGGCGCCACCGCGAGCCGTAGGTGCTCTGGGTGCAGCACGACGCTCCGCTTCTTGGGCTTTGATTTCAGTGCCGAGTTCCTGTTCGCGACGACGCAGCTCTTGAATGGTCAGCGGCGTTCCAGTCGGCACTTCACCGGCAAGCTGCACACCGACTTCTGTAGGCTGCTCTCCAGACATGCGCCTGATGACGGAGTTGATCGACTCGATCTCACGATCGGCTTTGTCACTCGCCTCGGCGAACATGTTGGCGGTCGGCACCAAGCCCTGCGTCTTGACCGCGGCTGCAAGCGTGTTCGCACCCGTGCTGCTCAATTCGGCAACGACCTTGTTCGTCGCACCCTGAACGTCGGTCGGAGCCATCTTCAACGCCCGATCGAAAGCGTCCTTGATGTTCTTCTTGTTCTGCAGCCACTCTTTGTAACTGCGTTCGTAATCCAGCCGCGCTTGCTGATACGCCTCTTTACGTCCGGTCTGATAGCCCTGCAGCATACCGGCCATAGCGTTCATGGCGCCCGTAGCGCTCGCAAGTCCCTTGCCGCCTGCCATCGTACCCATGACCATCATCATGGCTGCGATGCTTCCAAGCTGATTGAAACTCTCTCTCGGAGACTCGAACGTCGGAGCAGGCGCTGCGAGTTTCGGTTCATACTCAGCGCGGATCTCCGCACGCCTTCCGGCAACTGCGGCTGCACCGGCTTTGGCCGCCGCTTTCTTTGCTTCCGTTTCGGCCCGCTCTCTTTCTTCGCGCTCCATTTTGATGCGGCCCTGTTCGCGGATCGCTTCACCTGGACCGGGTTTCGGAGTGACCGGCTCTTTCGGAGCAGCAGGAGTGCGGCGCTGAATTTCAATTTCGAGCTCGGGCGGAACTTGTGCGACTTCGACGCCTTTCTGCTTGCGAGGGCGTTCGAGCACGTCGAAACTGTCACCGAGAATGCTCGGCGTACCGATGTCGAGACCTTCGACGCGGGCCATATCAGCCTCCGATGAAGCGGCCCAACTGGGCGTAAAGGTTAGCCATTGCCTGATTGGCCTGCTGTTCAAGCTGCAGGCGCGTGCCGATCGCCGTCGTCGTGCCTTGAAGCTGACGCGAGATCGCCTGCGCCATCAACTGATTGCCGGGACCGAGCAACTGTAGCGCTGCAGTCTGCTGAGCCTGCAAGGCCGCGAGCCGAGCACGGTTCAAAGCCTCTGCCGACTGTATGGCGCCGACACCGCCGGTTTTAGCAGCCTGTTGAGCAAGCTGAGCACGCGCCGCCTCCAGCTGCTGCAACCGCGCAGGGTCGAGAACGCCCTGCTGAGCCTGCCCGAGCGCTGCCGTTCCGGCTGTCGTAAGAGGCTGAGCCAGAGCCCGCACGTCCGCAGCAGACTTTTCATAGGCGGCACGCAAAGCCTCAGCCGCAGCCGCACCTTGGCGACGCGCCGCAGCAGCCTGCTGTTGACCCATAAGAGCGCCGCCGAGACCGAGCCCCAATCTCGCCAATGTCCCCGGTGTCAACTTGTCCAACAAACCAGACAGAGCCGATTTTCCTGGGGGGGCGGTAGACTTTTCTTCTTCCGCTGCAATCTCTTCCGGCGTCATAAGACGCTCTTCACGCGCCGCTTCCGAAAGAGGAGCCTCGGCACGTCCTGCAAACACATCCGCCCGAGACAGCGGCATAGGGATGTTTGTGGGCGTTGCGGAGGGCGTAAAGAAGACTTCTTGAGCGCCCGCAGACGGCAGATCGGCAAGGTAATCAAAGCCGCCATATCCGCCGTAATCGTACACAGGAATGTCTCCTGTGCCGTATCCGCCGAAATCAGCGCTCATCGAGGGCTCATAACCGCCATAGTCGTAATACGGCACGTCCGAAATGCCGCCACCATAGCTCTGAACGCCTTCATAACCCCCATAATCGTAATAAGGGATGTCAGCGATGTCTTGGAACTCCAGCAGACCCGTTTCGGGGTTGCGAGTGCCTGCACCACCTTCTGCTTTGAGCTTTGCCGCCTCTTCAGGAGTGATATGGGCAAGAATGGTGTCCTTGCCGCGCCCCATGCGCTGCAACTGAAGCGCGATCGCCTTCACATCGCGATTACCGAGAACGTCAGAGGCCGCTTTCGTTGCCTTACGCATATTGCTCCTCGCTGACATTCCTCAACGATTCGGTGTTCCAGACCCTAGATCGCGGCTTATCGCTCTCTGCAGAGCCAAAAACAGCCGCACCAGGCGCATAACTTATACCACCACCACCCAGATTCATGCCACCACCCCCTAGAGGCGCCGGCAACTGACCTCGAGACGCCAAAGAGGCCACCGGAGACAGCGAAGGAGGCGGCATACCGCGCCCTTGAGCCACTTGAGCCGCTCGACCGGGTTGTGCAGCCGTACTGAGCAGAGATCCGATGCCGCCGCTCAACAATCCGGCTTCCGTACTGCTCAATCCGAGAGCGCTGCCCAATCCGGCACCCGCACCGCCCGAAACTCCGCTCAACAAAGCCGATCTGAGGGCATCACTCGGACGCTGACCGCCCGCCAGAGCGCCTACACCCGCACCGATGCCGCGTCCCAAGCCCGATGAGAGCGCACGTCCCAACGCTTCCGACCCGGCAAAGGTCGGTGCCGTCGTTGCAGAACCTCCGAGAGCGCTGCTGAGAGCACCTGTGACGCCCGCGCCCACACCGCCGCTCACGGCACCCATCAAAGCGCCCTTGCCGATGTCTCCACCTTGCACTGCAGACGAAAGAGCACCGACGCCCGCACCGATGATCGTGCCGCCGACGACGCTCGCGACGGTCGTAGACGCCGTAATGCCGATCGCGCCCAGCACCGCACCGCCGACCGATGCCGCGGTGATACCTACCGATGAGAGAGCGACTGCGGCAACGACGGCGACTGCAGGCATCAGAGATCCAATTCGAACTTATAGGCTGGAACGGCCTTGTCGCCGATCACCTGTTGCGACTGAGACACTCGGACAGGCAGTCCTGTTTGCTCCGATATTTTGATGAAAGCCGGCGATGTCGCGTAACTGACGACCTTCTTGTACCCGAGCTCACGCAACGAGTTCGATGCCGCCTTATAACGCTGCGCGATGTCTTGCGGGCTCTCGATCGTGAACGTGTGCAACTCCACCGTGCCGGGTTCTTCCGCCAACGGCTTCAGCATCAGCACCGTGTTGCCGATCTGCAGCAGCTGCACCATTTTGTTCTGCACCATATAGGCGAGCGTCTGGATAAAGCGGTTGATGTCGATGCCTGGGGACTCGGCTCTCGCAGAACGCTCTACGATCTCTGCCGACGTGAGCTGTTCCAACGCCTCGGCACCGCGGTCGCCGGCTTTCGGCTTGGGCATACGAAGGCTCTTCTCGCCTTCCGATTTCTTGAACGGACCGATTACGGGCTCTACCATCACGTCAATCCCAGAACGACGGCGATCTGCTCATGCGCGAAGACATGCTGCGCGAGCCATTCGTAAAAATCATCTTCCTTGCTGAAATCAGCGTCAAGCATGTTGAACGGATTGGATAGCCCAAGCTGCGCTGCATAGAACTGATGCTCGACCTGATGCGCGAGCAACCAATCGTCCAGGTTGTTCGGATCGGCATCGGCGAGGGGATAGGCGGGCGCTGCGATGTTTTCTGCGAACAGCGTTTGGCGGAAGAGTTGATGCTGGATCGAGTTCTCGAACAGGAACGCCTGCAATCCTTCGGTGTCTCCGAACTGAACGAGTGCAAGCGTGTCGAAGTTCATCGATCGACCTTTCGATCCAACTTTTCGAAGATCTCCCGCAGGATGGACTTCATCTCTTTGAGATCGTCCTTGAAGTCGTCCTTCGTCACATAGCGAGTGTGAACCTCGCTTTGGAAGTCACGCATCTCCGATTGCAGATCGCGGATGGCGTCCCAGATGACTTTGAGCAGCCAACCTCCAACGGCACCGAAACCGCCGGCGATCATGTTGATGAGATCCTGAGACATTCACCGAGACCAATATCAAGCGGAGGCTGCGAACGGCGGCGGAAGAGGAACGATCTTAGGCTTTTTCTGAGTTTCGATCTGACCAGCGATTGCCTCTTTTACACCCGGCAAATCGAAGCCTTCAGACGATGAAACTGCGTCGATAGCCCACTGTTCAGTAATCGAGGCGAAGGGAGTGAACGCCGCCGGATTGGGCGCACCGAGCGCGACGCTGCCATAAGCGCCTGCGGTGTACTGGCCGTCAAATCCGTCAAGCCGCCAGTGAATTACTTTCACCACGTCCGTCAGTCCGTCCTCGGAAGGAGCGCAGTCGAATTGCGGAAAAGACCAAGTGTAGGCAATAGCCATTTTGGATGTCCTTATGACCCAGCCATGATGATCCAGTTGGTGCCGTCAGACACCAGCGTAGCCCAGTTGCCTGCTGCCGCCGCAAGGATTGCCGTGCCTGCGGTTGCAGAATTTCTTGGCACGACGTTGGAAGAAGCAGACACGACCGTCTGTGCCGCAATAGTTTTAATCATTACTTCACGCCCGGTCCACGAAGATGCCGCCGGAAACGTTACAGTGATTGAGCCCGTTCCGTTGCAGATGACCCAGTTTTCGGTAGCGGCAAGCGTAAAATCGCCAGTCTTAGTAACAGGAGCGCCACGTCCAAATGATCCGGTTACGTCTAGTTTGTTAAGAGGTGTAGTGTTTGCGACGCCAACATTGCCTGCTGCGGTAATCCTCATCTTTTCCGTAACAGCCGTGCCACCAGAATTAGTGCTGAACGTCAGCAACCCGCTGATGTTGGTGTCGCTTGTGTAGGTATCGACCGGGGCAGCAATCGTAGCGATCTGCCGGAAGTTCGTTCCACCATAGGCGTTATAGATCAGGATGCCCGTCCCGTCTCCGCTGTTGACGGCGGTAGGAGACGCAAGAGTCCCACGGGCTTTCCGCATCTGGATGTTGGTGGTCGTCGTATCGGACGAGTATCGCGTGCTGTTGATGGCAGTCGCGGAATCGCCGCTGAGATTCACCGTAGCAGTGGTGGGATGATAAATATTCAACCGGCCTGATGCGGTAGTAGTACCGATTGAGACCTGACCGGAGGAATTGATCTGGAAAGGAGTGGTGTCAGGGTTAGTTTCGTCCTCGACAACAAACGCATTTCCTGCGCCGAGCTGCGTGATACGAAACGCATCCGTAGCCGAATTGGCGCTGAGAACAACGTTCGTGCCGTCCGTCGTAAACGTGGACAGACCGGCCAATACCCCGCCGTTGTTGTATTGGATTTCCGTCGTATTGCCGCCTGCAGTCAATGAAATGCTGACGTTCGAAGCACTCGTAATGCGGCCTTGCGCGTCGATTGCAAGTTGAGCCACAGCTGTGGAATTGCCGTAGGTGCCGGCGGTTACGGTCGTGTTGGCAAGGCTGATCGTACCGGAAGTCGTAATCGGGCCTCCGGTCAGCCCGGTTCCGGTATCGACTTGCGTGACCGTGCCGTTGCCACCGCCACTAATCAACCCGCCTGCAACTTTGAGCATGATTCACCTCAGAGCCCGTCACCAGGCGTGATATAGATGACAGCCGTGCCGCTAGCGGTAATCCCGGTGAAGTAGGCATTCGGCACGAAGGTCAGGATTTCGTCCGTCAACGGCAGAAGCGGGAAAGCCTCACTGGTCGTCGTCACGACATTCGCTGCGGTGTTTGCAAGATCGGAAGTCATGCCATAACCGAGAAAAACCGTAACATTTCCGGCGTTGATGATCCGGTACTGGTTGCCGCCGAGCGTCGTGGATACGCATTGAACAGGAGCAGGCGCCGCCACGTTCGCCGTGAACGTCACCGTATTTCCGGTTTTCGTGAATGCGTTGATACCCATGTCGTTCCCCTTAGCTCGAGAGCATCGTGATCCAGTTGGTGCCGTCGCTCACCAGCATGACGTTTGCCCCGTCAGTTGCCGGAAGGATCGATGTGCCGGCTGTCGTACCTGTAACCGGAACCACGTTCGACGAAGCTGATGCGACTGCCTGCGCTTGTACGGTTTTGATGAACAGGATGCGGCCTGCATAGGACGCCGCGGCAGGAAGAGTCAGCGTCACCGTTCCCGCTCTATTGGCGATGATGAAGTTGTCCGTCGCATCAACCGTATAAGTTGCGGCTGTCACCGTGACGGGAATGTTGAAACCCACACCGCCGTTGACCGATAGAGCCTGCGTCGGAGTGCTGGTGTTGATGCCCACATAACCATTTGCCTTGATGGTCATGCGGTCTGTCGAATCCGCAGCGCCGTCAGCCGTCGTGCTGAATACCAAACGCCCAGGCATATCATTCGTGCCTGGAGTTCCGTCTACATAAGCTGCGATCCGCGCTCCGCGGATAAACCCGGTCCCATCGGCGCCTTGGAAAGTGATGCTTCCGAGTGCGTTGTTGGCAACTACGCTTGTGTTCGTTCCAGTGTTTGCCGACGCACTACGCGACAGCGCAACGACGGGCGCCGCCAGCAGACTGTCGGTCGCGGCATTAGCCCAAGCGATAGCGGAAAGACCGGCAGTGAAGCCGTTATTATCTACCGAACTGACTTGAACGAGAGAGGTGGTAATACCGCCGATCGTTCTTGATGTCGTATCGCCTACGATTGCTACGCCTGCAGCCGTCACGACGAACGGAGATGCATCAGGATTGGAACTATCCTCGACGACGAGCGCGTTCCCGGCTCCGGTCTGCGTAATGCGAACGGCATCGGTAGCCGTATTCGCAACAACCGTAACTGCGGTCACATTAGCGATCGTGCCGCCCGTGATGGTGACGTTCGACGCCGCGATAGTTCCCCCGGTGATCGACACGTTGGCAAGCGCGTTCGTTCCGTTGCCGATGCCGTTGATGCCGTCGCGCAATGTCGTCAGATCGGTATCCAACTGCGAAAGGGGGATAGCCGTCGTAGCGTTTGCGAAGGTGTAAGGAAGCGAAATAGGAAGCGGCATCAGAACCTCACCCTAAGCTCATGTTCGGTCTCGAACGTGTTGTACGTCATTCCAGGCGAGTTCGATGTTACCGTCAGACCCAGATATTTGCCATATTGCTGCGCGTCGCTCTTGTAGAGCACATAACCGTTCGAGTACGACCACGGGACCGTGACAAGACTGTTGTTTTCCCAAGTGATCGTTTGGTTCGAATTGTTCACCCACCCGACCAAGTTGGTCAGGCTGTAAACCGGGCTCGAATTGGTTTCGCTATCGACGGTGACGTTGATAAGACCGCCCAAGGTCAGCGTTGCTTCTACACCGAATTTCAATGCCTGCTTGGTGCGGATGATGTCACCCATCGGCCAGAGAGCCGTTTCCAAACGAGACGGAATGTCGGAAAGCGTGTCGGAATAAAGCAACGCCAGATTGGTGCCGTTCGTTGCATAGAGTTTCACGCCGCCTGCTGTGGCGACCGATGACGTGAGTTTCGTTGTGCCTTGGCTCGTCAGAAACCATTTCTTGTCGAAGAAAACGGCTTGCACGGGCCTAAGACCCTGATTCGGGTCATTGAAATAAAAGTTGAACGCCGCGCAGAGAATGTTGTTTATCAACACCTGACCGCCCGACACAGGGTATGTGAAGTCGATCAGCGGGAAAATCCCGTCGAGCGCATCGGACAGCTTGCTCGTCGTCGCACCTACCAGCGCGTAGATGCCGTAGTCGTTCATAAACAGCAGCGAGCGAAAGTACGGGAAGATTGTATTGATGCGCCTCGAGCCGACCGATGCCGACACGTTCGTGTTTGTAAACAGTGTAGAACCCGTCGAGGTCACGCGCACGTCCGAAAACACGTTGATCGAGTTCTCGCCGAACACATAGAGGAAGTTGTTCGCCGAAATCAGAGCGTCGATCGTGCTATGCAGCGTATCGTCAGCCAGGTTGATGTTGCCCGCAGAAACGCTGGTAAAATCGTTATAGGTGCCTGCTGCCGAGAAGAAGACGGTACGCCCCTGCGCTACCCAGAGACGGCCTTGGAACGTCGCGAGATCCACGTTCGGATCGATAGTTGCGATCGCAAGAGCCGCTGCCCCATTGCCGCCGCCGCCGCTGAAGCTGACGGTCGGGTTGCTGGTATATCCGCTGCCGGGGTTCGTAACCACAACCGAGGTCACTACGCCGCCGTTGACGAGTGCGGTCGCTGCAGCGTTGGTGCCGCCGCCACCTGAGATCGTCACATTCGGAGGAGACGTGTAACCGGAACCGCCATTGGTCAAAACGATGCCGACAGTGCCTTTTTTGAAAGTCAGAAGGCCGGCTACCGCGGTCGCATTGTTTCCGCCACCACCGGAAATCGTAACGGTGGGCGCGGACGTATAACCCGTTCCCGCTTCAATGATCGTAATGGCATTCACAAGACCGGAACCGAGAACCGCGTTCGCAGTCGCGTTTGACCCACCGCCGCCGCTGATCGTAACGTTCGGCGTCGTCGTATAAGCCGAGCCGGGATTCGTTACGCTGATGACGACGACGTTGCCGTTCTGGATCGTCGCTTGCGCTTCGGCGCGTACACCGAACGCACTCGTCGGCGCATCGATCGTCACAAGCGGCACCGAGGTATAACCCGTGCCTATGTTCGTGACTTGAATGCCGGTGATCGTGCCGGCTGCATTCGAGATCGACGCGATGGCTTGCGCTTGAAGACCGTTCGCTTCGTTCGGAGCGCTGATCGTCACTTGGGGTACGCTGGTGTATCCCGTACCGCCGTTCGTGATGCCGATCGTGCCGACCGACCCGACGCTGATGAGATTGGCGCCGTCCCATGAATACAACCCGTCATTCGGGTCGAGGATCATGGTGCGATCGTTCTTCCATTGTTTGGCACGTACACCCGACGCGGAGAACTTTCCGACCGCCGAAACGTTGCCGAACGTGCCTGCGTCGATGTTGTAATACTGCGCTTGGCCGTTGTCCTCGAAGCCGAGGATGTAATCGTCGTTGTTCAGATTGATCGTCGTGAACGAGTTGACGTTGTTCGAGAACGTGACGGCGTTCCCGCTGATGCTCACATTGCTGTAATTGCCGACAACCTTGATGTTGCCGAATCCGATCGGCTGCAGATTTTCGATCCACGCGAACTCGTCTTCACCGATGGCGGTCCTGTTCGCCTTGGTGTTGAGACCCCTAAAGGTCTTGACCGTCGTGTAGCTTTTTTTCTGTTCAGGAGATGCGGCCATCGCTCAGTACGGTCTAGAATACGGGTCAGGCATCCGTCGCGTGAAGGTCGAGGCCAACAGGTTCTGCGTCTGCTGCAGATACTGCTGCCGAAAGATTTCAGCCTCTCCGTAGCTCTGCTCTTTGAACTTCGCCTGATAAGCCGCGTAGTAAGGTACGGGCGTCGTCCAGAGTTCGGGAAGCTCGTCCACGTCGTTCAGATTGACGAGATCCACCGGGTTCACCACCGTGTCGAGCTCGATGACGTAGACCTCATCAGGCACAGGCCCGACGAAGAATTTGCGAGTGCCGTAAAGCGAAAACGCGACAGGCTGTCCGGTGTAATTGTCCCAGAAACGCAGCTGCGCGTTGAACTGGGTCCACGGCATGTACCGCATCGGTAGCCGGGTCGTTCCCCAGTAGACGTTGATGTTCAGGATGTCCATCGTCCGCTCGCCTTCAGGCAAGCCGGAAAAGTCGTACTCTTCCTGACCGGCGACGAACGCGCTCGTTTGCAGAATACGATTGCATCCGGTGTCGCGGGTGATGCGCTTACGAGCGACATTGATGTCGTACGTCAGCTCTTGATCAGTCCAAAAGTTCGCATTGGCGTCATGCAGGAGACGCCGCGTGACCGTGAGGTAGTCCTGGAGTGTCGTCACGTTCTTACCACATCGTCAGCACTTTCCCCCTTCCCGCCGCGACGCAGGAAGGGGTACTCGCTCTACCACCGGGGATGCAGTGATGTGGTAGCTCGATCGTTAGAACGTCACCACATCGCCGTAGACGGAGATCAACGCCTGAGCGTTGGCAACGTTCGCCGTGACGTTTACGAACAGAGTGTTGGCCGTGTAGAGGTTCTTCGCCGTATCGGTATGCAGCGTAAGATCCACAAACGTCGTGGCCGTCGTCAGGTTCGTGAGCGTCGTCGTATTGGCGACGAGGTTTGCACCGTCGTTGGTCGTCCCGACCGTTACGTTCGCAGTCGCAGCACTGGGAGCCGAACCCCCTGCGCTATTCGAAAGGTTGGACACCGTGATCTGACGAATGATGAACTTCGTCGTACCAGAGGTGCCGCCGCTTAGAACAGGCAGCGCTACAACCGCATTCGCGGTCGTTCCGAGAGAGAACGGCGTCGATGAGTAAGCGATGCGCTTACCGCCGAAACCGTCCTGCGTTTCAGAGCCTACGCGGTTCGGATTTGCCATGACAGACCCCCTTACGCGGTAGCGTACGAGGACTGCGTAGCCGCCTGACCGCCGTTCACGTCGTAAAGCGTGACAGTCTGCGTACCCGTCGTCGCATTGGCGCGAACGTTGTAGCCGTCCGAGAACAGCACACCGCCCGTGTTGGCAGCGATGAGGGTCGTCCAGCTGTTGGCCGTACCCGTGTAAGCGTTGACTTCGATCGTGACGTTGGCAGTCGGCGGATACAGGAACATGCCCGCCGGGATCGCCTTGGCGTTGATCGTAGCGGTCGAGTTGCCCGCACCGACCGACGAAATCGTCACCGTCTGAAAGTAAGCAGACGGAGTGTTCGTCGAAGTCTGAGCGACGAGGATTTTATTGAGACCAAGGGCCATTTTGCGTTCTCCTTACAGCGAGAGCGAGTTGTAGCCCGTGACCTTCGTCATGGCCTTCGGCTTGGTGTTGACGAGTTCTGCAATCGTCAGAACAGCGCCGACATAACCGATCTGCCAGTTCGGAAGGGTGCTCTCGAAGCCCGTGAACACGAACTGACCCTGCTCATGGATATAGAGGGACATGTAGTTCGAGTTCAGGAGGTACAGAGTACCTTCAGGGCAGTACGGGTCGGGATAGATCGGAACACCGGCGACCATGAGAGCGCGGAACGCGGCCTGCGGGCCGTTCGCATCGCCATCGAATCCCGAGCCGGGAGTGATGACATACTGTTCCTGGCCCACATAGTCCTGCGCCAGCAGCGTCCAAGTGCCGAAACCGCAGACGCCGTAGGTCGGCACTTCAGCAGACGCCTTGACGGTGCCGCTGATGTACTGAAGGACGTTCTGCCGGGTCGGG